AGGCAATCATGAGCTATCATGAGAATGAAGACGGATTGTATGAAGATGAGCAGGATGAGAATGAGGTATCAATTAAGAGCTCAATGCTCCATGCAAAACAGTATAGTCCTGAATTTTATTTTTGGGGCTTGCCAGATTGGATCGGATCAAAGCACTGGGTAGAGCTTGAATATAGAATAGCTAAATTTAACGTCAGCAAGTTTCAGAATGGATTGACTCCATCTGGTATCTTGCAGATGTTTGGAGACTTGACCGACGAGCAAAAGCAGGCCTATATCCATGACATGAGACAGAAGATGACAGGAACGGAAAACGATTTCAAAGTGATCTTTCAGATCTCAGAAAATCCCGACCTAGTCACTAAGTTCACACCATTTGAGCAGTCTTATCAAGGGTTTTTCATGGAGCTTGCGAGCCTTTGCAAGGAATTTATTGCAATTGGCATGGGCGTGCCTTTGTCATTGGTGCAAGCTACTCCGGGGCAACTGGGAAGCAATCAACAGCTGCGCTCAGAGTTTGAACTTTTGTACAATACGGAGATCTTTGAGATTCAACAGGCTGTTATGCGTAAAATTGTCAAGCCTTACCTTGATACGGTTGCAGAGTATGAAGATAAACCATGGCTTAAAGATGTAGAGCTAGGGTTTAGGAATATCATTCCAGTATCTTACAAGGGTGATCTTGATGTCAATAAGTTGCTATCTGTTAACGAGGGGCGCGAGCTTATAGGATACGAGTCAAACGATGAGATAAGAGCAGAGGAGATGATTGAACTCGATGATGAGCAGCAGGTGAACATGATGCAACGATTTTTTAACTGGTTTAAACGCAACAAATAATGGATACTTTTATCAGAGCTAGGGAGATTGTGACTGGTGGCTTTTTGAGAGTTGCACCAGTTGACACCCAATATGATCCTACTTTATTAGGTCCCTACATTGATCTAGCAGAAAGCAAATATATCCGCGATATCATTGGTAAGGAGTTTTTCCAGTCACTAAAAGACAATAGGACTCCCAATGATGTGAGCTACAATGCTGCCTATCCACCGTTTCAAATCATGTTTCCCAGTGATCCAGATCTTGAGGCGCTATTTATTCAGGGCAAGCTCTTCAACTTGATTGCATGGGCATTGCTCAACGAGGCACTGCCTCACACGCATTTTCAAATGACGAGCATGGGAGTTCAAACACCTACGAGCTTGAACGCAAATGCAGCACAAGGGAATGAAATGCGATACCTAGCTGACAGGCTAAAGGACAATATTAACTTTCTCACTAAAGAGGTCCAGGACTATCTCTGCGAGAATCAAGATAAATATACAGTCTACGGATACAAGCCAGAAGACTTCTGTGATGACTGCAAAGAAAATATAAATAAATTTCAAAACAACTCAACACTACCAATATGGTACTAGATACTGTAAAAATCTATTTAGATGGCACAATGCTGCGCTTTGAATCAGATGATCCGGAGTTCTTCACTAGAGCAACTCCAACGGGCAGAGTAGACATTGTACTTCAAGGCAATGGTTTTATCTTCACTGACGTAGTGCAGGAAACTGTCATCTGTTCAGTCAAAGACTTTGACGATGTACTTGATGCAGGCGGCTCTCCTTATGGGGTGAGTCAAGCTGCTGTGACTACTGCTTTAAATGCTTTTTTAAATTTTAAGCAGGGAGGTGGTGGGGATTCTGCTGAGATAATATTCCAAGAGCAGGACATCTCAAGCGACTTGACAAATGCAATTTGGCTGACTCGTCACTCATTTAATGGAGAACTAGCAGCAGGTACTTATCAAATAGACAGCTATCAAGAGCTACAAATCCAAGGGGCTGCAGGAAGTTTACAGAATGGAATAAGGTTCGACTCTGCTGCAATTGATCCAAGTCAGATAAAAGGTCAAATATTTCAGCTTAATCAAGCAAAGCAAATTCTGAATAGATTTATCTATGTTCATGGTGGGGGTTCTGTTTTAATCGAAGCACAGTTTAGAAGATTCACAGCAGCAACCACAGCACAGTGCAATTTCAGCTCCTTAATCATTAAAAAAATAGGATAGATGCCAAGTTATAAAATAGAAAAAGACAACATTGCAAGATATAAGAACTTTGATACTTTAGAGCTTGCGCAGGCCTATGCTGATAGTTTAGGGGTGGGATTTATTGCTACTCTTGAAAATGTGCAAGACTTCCCTCCATTCACTAGGACTCTGGCTGATGATATGAGATTTAGCAAAGACTTGTATGACAGTTTTGTCCAAGGGAATAGAGATGCAGAGATCACTCCAGAAGAGTCACAGCAGCTCATATCTACTCTAGGGACTTTGAAGGCTTTAGTTGATGCAGGAGCTGTCCTTGAGATGATTGGTTTTCTACAGTCCTTAGTGACTCCTCTTGCTAGAGTTTACACAACCGCTCGCAGGGACTTGGATGTTTTAAAGATACAGAGCTATATTGATAGCTTATAAATAAAGGTTCTTTTGTGCCGATTCGCTACCGCTAAAAGGACGGGCAGGCTAACCCCCTGCCCTTTTAAAAAATAAAGATGGCAAAACTAAACAGTATCAAAATCTATGAGGATGGCACTATGATAGCCATCACAACAGATGCAGACATCCCAATTGCATCCGAGCCCTTTGGCAATGTACGAGTGAGGCCATTTGGGACAGAGGGCTTTTCTTTTGTGCGATTGAGTACAAATGAGGCAATCGCTGATATATTAGATTTCAATCTGATACTTGATAGTTCGGGCTCTCCTTACTCAGGCACTTATTTGGGGACCTTTGGAGCGTTAAACGCATTCTTAGATAAATGCTGCCCTAGTGGAGGCGGTGGAGGTGGAGAAGCCAACACTGCAAGCAACGTGGGAGCAGGAGCAGGAGTATTCAAGCAGAAGGTAGGAGTTGACTTGCAATTTAAGAGCATCGTTGTCACTCCTCCATTGAATCTAACTGCAGGAGCTGATGACTTGACAATTAGTTTAGCTGGTGGAGTTGGGGACATGCTTGCTAGTATATACGACCCAAGCAACTTGCAGCTAGACGTCTATGATAAAGCGAATGAGACAGGCATCGAGCAGATAACTGGCTCAATCATCACACCCCCAATCCTAACGGCAACAGCAAACAACTACAACCCCCCTGGGTTTGCAACTGCCAACATGATCCGACAGGATATAAATTCAAACAATCGCTCAATATCTGGCTTTGTTGCGCCTCCTCTTGGTGTTAATAGGATTATCTATATAAATAACATCAACGGGACTGGTGACGATTTGAGATTCTTAAACAATAGCGTTTTGAGTCTTCCAGAAAACAGGATACTATTGAGAGATAATGCAAACAAATCCATCAAGGACAATGAGACCGCTGCCTTTTGGTACGATCACATAAGCCAAAGATGGAGGCCCTTAAATAGAGTAGGATAATGGCTAGAAAATTTTACAAAGAAGATGGGCAGCAGATCCCTGCAATCTGCTTTGAGCTCACAGCACCAACAGGGTTCACAGAGATCACTGATCCAGTTGAGATAAAAAGGCTGTATTTGATAGAGTACAACAAAAGGCAGACCGATGGGCAAAACTTTGTCATTGACTTCACAGCGGACTTATACATTGACATTATCAATGGAGTCTACACAGAGGCTGAGGCTTTTGCTCTTGAGAGTCACATAGGGCAGATCTATGCTGACTTGAATAATGGGTGGTGGTTGACCGCTCAAAATGAAAATCAAAATCTATCTTTGTCGGGTATCTATGATCAGACCATGAAAGACGACATTCAAAGTATTTTAGATAATTACGTCAATGAAAACTACTAATGAGAGGATTGATTCTTTTTATCATTGCAGTATTTTTGTTGTACTTGCTTGCTCCTATTGGCTTGTTTTATGCTATGTTTAAGCCTATGAGAGGTCGCTATCTGTATAGGGTTGCTTTTAGTATAGATCAAACGGGCAACGCTATTTGTGGCAAGCTGTTCAATGATTTACTTATCTTTGAGAGTGGTTTTAAGTTTGGACATCCAGATCACTCAATAAGTGCAGTTTTAGGAGTAAATGAGCACAATGGGAGTCTGACATCATTTGGCTGGCTAATTTGTGCAATACTAGATAAAATTGATCCCAATCACTGCATCAAGTCAGCAAAAGAGGAGGGACTATTGTAGAACTATGAGAACAAGCAAAAAAAATGATAGAGCCCAGTATTTTATGGCTAAAAATATTCACTATATCAATGACAGCTTTAGCAGTCTGCACTCTTTTGTGGTTGGTTGTGATGTATGTAGTGGATAAGATCCAAGCATACAAAGAGCATAATTGTAGTAAAAAAATAAAAGCTTTAGAGGATGAACTTGAGAGATACAAAAACAGCTAGTTTTTTGCATTTGGCAGTGATGGGGATGATGTTTATCTCCTATTGTCTTATAAATATAAAATATGATTTCCAAAGAATTCAGACCGAGATTGGGAGAGATACACACAGAGGAGCAGGAGCTCATTGGCAAGCTCTTAGCACAAAAGATCAGAGCCCTAGGCCTCAGCCAGAGTTTAGAAATTTTAGGCCAGTTGCCATCATGCAAAAAGATGGGACACTTATCCAAAGGGCAAAAGTGGATTGTTTTAAGTGACATCCACAGACCTTTTCACAGTCAAGCTCTATGGTCCAAAGTTCTCCGACTCATCAAAGACATGGGAACGGACTTGCATGGGGTTGTATTAGCAGGCGATTATCTTGATCTCTATACTCTAGGCAGTTACAACTCTATGAGCTTAGGACTGCTTGAGGGGATTGATCTAGGTTATGAGTACGAGGATGGGCTTAATGGATTGATTGAGTTG